AGCTCAGTTGGTAGAGCGATACCTTGCCAAGGTATAGGTCGACGGTTCGAACCCGTTTTCCCGCTCCAGATTTTTGTGATAGCGGCGCGATAGCAAAGCGGTTATGCCCCGGATTGCAAATCCGGTTAGACCAGTTCGACTCTGGTTCGCGCCTCCAGATTTCTGCAAGGAAATCAACAAGTTAGGCCACCCTCGCGGGTGGCCTTTTTGTTTTTACACGCGCAAAACCCCCGCAAAAACGATGCTGACCGCGCGTCATTCGCGGTCAAACCACGCGTGGAACTTCATTCTTGCCGTCCACACGAGTACACTTTATAGGGCTGTTGTTTTATACAGTGTTAGAGGTGTATATGGCGAGTGTGCGGGAGACGCGGACGGGCCGCTTTGAGCTGACCATCAGAAACAAGCTGTTGCCCAAGCCGGTGTATCTGACTTTTGAAACGCGTGAAGAGGCCGATGCTTATGGCAAGCAGGTCGACATGCTGCTTGCTGCCGGAGTCGTGCCCGCAGATCTGGCCAGGACTGATGCTGAGCCCAAGCCGACTGAGAAGCTGCGATACATCATTGGGGCCTGGATGAATACAGGCCAGCCCGCCAAGAGTGACATGGAGATCCTGCGGCTGTTGCAGATCGAGCTGGGCAAGGTACTGATTGCCGATATCACCTACAAGTGGGCCGAGGCCTGGGTGAAAAGCATGAAGCTCGATGCGAGCAAGAACTATGCGCCTAGCACCATCCGCAAACGCATTGGGTCACTCTCGCGCTGCTTTGACTGGTGGCTGAGGCAGGCGGACGGTGTGAACTTCGGTAACCCGCTCAAGCTGCTGCCCCGTGGTTTGGCTTCATACAACGGCAAGGACCGTGAGGAGATCGCGCAAGCCAACGCCGCCGGCGTGCCAGGTGGCCAGGCTTTGTCTGTGCGTGTGGACGTGAGCCGCGAGCGGCGACTCTTCCCTGGAGAGCAGGAAAAGATCGAGCGTGCCATGGCTGGCGAAAAGCGGCCGGACCGTGAGCGCGCCCTGGATGCGCCCGACATGCCTGCGCTGTCGGTGCTCTTTAGCTTGATCGTCTGGACGGGATTGCGGTTACGAGAGGCCTACACCTTGACGCGTGGCCAGGTCCAGCTCGATGCGCTCAAGCTGCGTGTGCGAACCAGCAAGCAGTGGCACGGGAATGTGAAATGGCGAGAGGTTCCGGTGCGGCCGGAGTTGCTGCCCGTGCTGCGTGAGTATCTGGAAGTGTTGCCGAATGAGGGCGCGGAGCAACTGATTTTCCCATTCTGGGATGGTGATCCTGATGAGATGGATCGTGTGTCACACAAGCTGTCAAACCGCTTCAGGACGGTGTTTGCGTATGCTGGTTGCCAGGGGCTAGCTGAGCATGATTTGCGACATGAGGCGACCTGCCGCTGGTATGAGATGCGTCACCCGAAAACGGGTGACTGGATGTTCCGTGAAGTGGAGATACCTGGAATGATGGGCTGGGCTCCGGGGAGCAAAATGCCCCAGCGCTATGCCAGCTTCCGAGCCGAAGACTTGGCCGCACGAATGTATGCGGATGTAGCCAGTAGATGATCAGAACAGTTACGACCTAAAGTGCTTTTTAAAACGGAATGTCATCGTCCATGTCGTCAAACCCGCTTGGTGTCTTTTTTGCGGTGCCCCTTCGCAACGTGGGGGGCGGTTGGAACATTGCACTGACTCTAGACTCATGGTTCAAGAAAACGTCAAGGCCATTCTCAGTAGCTGTGAAAGCTAGGTACTCATAGTCGTTGCTGTAGCCTTGTACGACCGACTTGGCTATGCAGCCTAGCCGTTCAAGCTTCACGGCGCTAATAGTCATTGCGTGATCGTTTATTCGGTTCAAAGCATTGCAGATTTGGTCAAAGGATAGGCCAACTGGGTCGCTTACTTTGCTTTTCACACACTGAGCCAGAAACATCAAATCGGCATCCTGCAGGGTGTAGTCTGGAGGATTTGCCACAAATTCAATTGGACCCGATGCCCTTGAGGGTTTTGCGCGATTGATGACCCCAAGATCATGGATTCTGTCCTTGATTAACCTGCAAGCAAGGTTCAGGGCAGATTCCGTGTCTCCATCGTCTCTGTCGGTGGCGTAATCTGCTGCGTTCATACCGAGCAGGTCTGAAGGCAAGTGCATTTCTACACCACGCGGCTTGACAATGTAGCAACGGTCTTTGCCGATTGCTCCAATAAAAAGCCCCAACTCAAAGACCACGTTGTCGCGGGCAACAGCTTCCTCTTTTTTGCGAATAGTTGCCAAGTCGTCAGGAGTGAAAACAAAGACAGCGAAGTCAATTGAGGATGACTTTTTTACGAGATCGTCGACAGTTTGCGAGCTGAGCTTGAATGTGCCAGCGCGCCAAATTGTGCAATGTGCTTCGTGATCTAAATTTGCGTTAATCGCATCGGCAATGCGAAGGCCCTCGACTGAGGACGCGATGAAAACTTTAGGCTTACTGTTAGCGCTCATCCTGATCGATCTCGGCGTCGTTGTGATTATTTGATTGTCGGCTATTTCGCAATCTGCCTGTTAGATCACAAGGACGTTTTAGAGCAGCTTCCAGTTCCTCGCTGCGTCGCAAAGTTCCCATTCGTTTACAAGAGTGGATCTGATCTGACAGCGAGCCTTCTTTGGATGTGAGGTTCTCTGACAGGCGGATCTTGCAGGAGGGGCGAAGAATAGAAGCACCTAAATGAAAGGGGTGCGCAATGAAGGTTCAGTCAATTTTCTTTGCCATTGCTTTGATTACGTGCGTAGGCAGCGCACAGGCCGCTAGAGTAGGTGTGCCAGTGGATCGCGGCGGTGCTCCTTGTGGCTCAGCGAAGCCTACACGCGGTGCGAATGACGATTGGTCATATTTCGAGGTTACCAATAGCTGCAGTGAATCAATCCGCATCGTTTTTAGGTGCTCAGGTGATCGCGGCAATAAGTCGGAACACATCGGCCCTGGTCGGCGGGAAAAGGTGATGTGTTTAAGAAAAGCTGGTGGTGATCTCGATGCCTACCATTTTGAGTGGTTCTGAAATGGTGGGGTAACTGACTGTGGTAGTGATTACAGTTTTGCCTCCGCTCTGGGCTATTGAGTAAGAACCTGCTCATGCAATGTGGGTAGTACCGGCGGTGTGCGGCGCCTGCCTTGGATGCGCTTTGATTTGGTTGTGGGGAGTAGCGGAGAGGGTGTGCTCGCTACTCTGCCGCGCTCTAACGCAGCATCCTGTTCGCTTTGAAGTTGGGCTCTGCGTGTAGCAGCCTCCGCTTTTGCCATCTCATTCACGCGCTCGATGAATGCTTGGCGAGGAACGATCCATCCTTTGCCAAACTTCACGCCAGGCAGATCCCCTTGTCGAATGCGCGCTTCGGCGGTTTCCTTGTCGCAGCCCAGCAGTTCCGCCAACTGTTGGGCTGTGTAGATCTCGCTGTCGGTGATCGATGCTTGGGTCTGCATGTTCAGGCTCGCTTTCTTTGTTCTAGTTTGTGGGGTGTCAGGGTGGCCATGCTGTTGTCTGCCTGGTAGACATCGCCGCCGGCGGACTTGGTGCGGGCAATCAGGCGTTGGGCGGCCAGGTGTACTTCGCGTGCAGTGAGCTGCAGCAGCTGGTACTCGTGCAGATCCAACATCGCGCCCAGTGCATCCAGCTCATGGAAGTGGATATCGCTGGGCATCCAGTTCTCGGCATAGCCGCTGCGCTCCTGGTAGGAGGCGCAGGCCTGCAGCGCGGCAGTGATGTGCTCCTGCAGGCCGCGCACGATGCCCATCTGCTCAATCTCTTGTGCAATCAGCATGCTGGAATGCAGAACCACATATTCGTTGTGCGTGGCCACGCCTTCACGCATGTGCGCAAAGGCTGTACGTAGTGAGCCCATGGTCTCGGCGACCTCAGCAGGCGTGAGCTTGCTGTTGTGCTGATTGAAGACTATCAGCGGGTTGCGGTGCTGTTTGCGGACTGGGTTGTAGAAATGTGGCTTTGCCATCATTCGCTCCCTTGCTTCTGCTGGGCCATTGCTTCGGCCTCGATTTCCTCTTTAGACACATATGCTGTGCGGTCACTGTCTTTGACCTTGATGCACAGCTTGCCTTTGTTCTTTCCAGTAAGTGCTGGCCGAAACTCAGCGCCTTTGACCTCCATGCCATGGAAGTCGGGATGCTTTCCAATCCATCCCGCAAGGTAGAGCCTGAAGTTTTCGGGGACAACGCCCATCTTCTTGAGAGCTGCTTTCCCGTATGGATGCGGTTCGAAAATCTTTTCTGTCATGTCAGCGCTGCTCATTGGATCACCTCAACTTCAGAGATATGGAAGGCCACGCGAATGGGTTTGCAGCGCGGGGCGCGCACGATAGATACGTCTACGGCCTCGGGACCCATCTGAGCCACGACCGTGCCCTCGTAGCCGATCCATGGCTTTTGTTGTTTGCCGGTGGCGGTCTCCAGGATCTGCACGCGCTCGGTCACCAGCTCCTCGGCCGTCCATTGCTTCGCTGCAGCTCCTGTCTTTGCGTGTGCACTGTCCTGGCCATCGCCAGCGGCCGCAGCCTGCGCGTCAGCAGGCTGCTTTGCGTCATCGTCTGGATAGGGGAAGTCGTCTTCGATCTCCGAGGCGGGCGGCAGACCATGAGCCGCCTTGGCGGCTACAGGGGCTGCTTTGTCGCCTTGCGCTTTAGCGCCTGATATGGGTGCCTGGGCGACAGCCACAGGCGCTCCCTCGTTGCCCTGCGCGGCTGCGGCCGCGCTTGATCCTTCCAACTCCTGCAACGCTTCAGCGATCTGGACAGACGCATGCGCAGCGCTGGTTTTCGGCGCTTCGCCGGCCTGCGCAGCGGGCTTCTTGCTTTTCTTGGCATTGCCTCGCCCGCCATCACCGCCAGCGCGCGCAGCGGGGTGTTGGGGTAGATCGGCCTTCGGGGCGTCATGTTGAGGGGTGGCAGCGGTCTTTCGGGCGGCTTCGGCCGCGCGCATATTGGCTTTGGCCTTGGCTTTTGCTGCCTCGACGTCCACGCCGCAGGCCTCGGCCATGGCCAGCAGCTCGGGGTTGGTGTTGGGCTTGTAGCTGTTCGAGTCGAGGTCGTAGCGGTTCCAGAAGCTACGGTCATGCAGGGCGATGATGCAACCGGTCAGCAGGTGGGGGCTGTTCCAGTCGTTGGCAGCTTGCCTGATGGCTTCCTTGGGGACGACCTTTCCCAGATCCAGCAGCTTGCACAGCAGCTTGGCATCGTCACCATTGAGCTGCCCTGCCAGGCGCCGCGCAGCCAGACGGTTGCCGGCCTTGGCCATGGGCGTGAGGAGCAGATCGACCTCCTGTTCTTCTTGCTGCAGCCGCTTGACGATTGCCTGCAGCACGTCCATGCGCCAGGCGCGTTCGTAGTCGTCGTGGGCCTGTTTTTTGGCTTCCTTCTCAGCACGCGCAGCTTGCTCGACAGCCTCGGCCGCCAGCTTCTCCTCGGCCTCGACGTGGCCTGCCATCTGCAGCAGCTGTTGAGCCTGCTCGGGTGTCACGCAGGCAATGAGTTCCTTCGGGTTGTCAGGGTTGGTGACCATGGTGGGCTTGATGCCCGACTGCTCCATGACCTTGGCGCCGATGGCCTTGCGTAGAGTCTTGCCCTCGATGGGGCAGTCCCGCTGGCTGTCCAGACGCTTGTAGCCAGGCACCCCGGTGAAGTCGCTGTAGTAGTTGCCGATCAGCTGCTTGGACTCCCTTTCGTCCAGCACTTCGCAGCCGCGTTCCTGGGCTTGCTTGCGCAGTTGCTCAGCGTGGGCTTGCTCCTTGTTGCGATAGCAAGGCGGGTTTGTGCACACGTCTGCACTCTTGCTGTCTTCGTCCTGGTCGGCGCCAGTGCGATGCGGGCAGGTGGTGCATGCGCCTGCAGAAGGACAAAGGTCTGCATCCTTGCGGCTGAACGGGGCCTTGCGCAAGTCCAGCATGTAATTGGTCTTGACGTGGCTCTGCACATCCCGCGCACTGGGCTTCTCGTCGCGGTAGTTCGTCTCCAGTGCCCAATCCAGGGCTTCGCGCTGCAGGTCAAAGGTCGCAATGCGGGCGATGGGGAGCGCGCAGCTGTAGTCCAGCTCGCCTTGGCGCATGGCCTCACGGCCTTCGGGGCACAGCTTCAGGATCTTCAGACGGGCATAGACGTAGGTCCGGCTCTTGCCGATCTTTTCGGCCACCTGGTCGGCATTCATGCCGTTGTTGTCCATCAGCACCTGGTAGCCCTCGGCCTCCTCAAGCGCTGTCACATCCTCGCGCTGCAGGTTCTCGATGACCTGAGCTTCCAGCGCCTGGGCATCCGTCATTTCGCGGATCATTGCCGGGATGTACTCCAGGCCAGCCAGCTGGGTTCCGCGCCAGCGTCGCTCGCCGCACACCAGCTCATACTCGGCGGGCTCGCGGCCTTCCTGCTTGGCCTGGGCGATCTCTTCCTGGATGCGTGATTCGGGCAGTGGGCGCACAAGAATAGGCTGGTGCACTCCGGTTGCCTTGATGCTCTCGGCCAGTTCCGTGAGCTTGAAGGGGCAGAAGAATTTGCGAGGGTTGGTCTTGCTGGTGACGATGCTGAGCACCCGCAGGTGGCGCAAGGCCTCGCCACCGCCAGGCGTGGGCATGGCCAGGGTGACGGTGTCCTGGGTATCAGTCATGACGCACCTCGGCTTGCTGTTTACGGCCCTTGGAGATAGGGGCAGAGGCGATGGCCTTTTCAAAGTGATCATCGGCATTCACTCCAATGGCGCAGCCGTTCCAACCAGCCAAATAGAAGTGCGAGTCGCGCGACGAAGACGCAGGCGCAGGTGCGAAAGGGGCCTCAAGCGTGGCATCTGGTGCAATGATGCCCAGTGCTCTGCGTGCCGCGTCTCGGACCTCTGGGCTGCAGGCATAGCCAAACATATCGGGGTTGAGCAGGTCGCTGACCAATTGCATGCATGCGGTGGACTTATCAGGCATGTGCTGCCTCCTTGGGTGGGGTTGCATTGGCCTGCGTGGCGCGGCCGTGGACTTGGATACGGCTGGACATGCCCAGCGTGGTGCGCAGCTCGGCGATGGGTGCCCAGACCGTGACGCGCATGCCTTTTTTCATGGAGCGAGCTGCACGGTCGGCATCGCCGCGCAGAGCGGCCGGGTAGACCTGCTCGGCCCGTACTGGGGCGGTGCAGCTGCCGTCTGATTGCATGACCAGGCAGAGCACGGGCATGGGGGTGTTGTCATCGCCCATGGGGCGGGTGCACACTTCGGCGTCTTGCAGCAGCACGCCGCTGAGCTGGATATGGGTGTCGGTCAATGCGTTGGGCATCACAACACTCCAGCTTCAATCGCTACGCGCATTGCGGCCAGGGCCAAAGCCACTGCACAGATTGCCGCCGAGCGGATATAGGCCAGCTGGTTGCGTTTGCGCATGCGGGGTGTGGGTGCCCCGTCCAGTTGAATGATGGGTGCGCTCATGCTGTAGCCCTCCGTGCGCTGATGCGTTGGGTGTTGCCGAAGCGAACCATTGCGCGGTCGATTGCGGCGCAGCTGCTGGTGGTAAGGGTGGTACGGCGCTTGCCGCCACAGGTGACGATGTAGCGGGTCAGCATGTGGAGACTTCCACCAGTTCGCCGTGATCGTCTTCGACCAGGCGGATTTCGCGCCTGAACTCAGTGCCCGCAGCGTCGTGCCGGCACTCGGTGCCGAACCATGCCCCTGCGCGCTCTGGTGACCACATCGTCTCCCAGCTGTCCAGGTGTCGGCGAACAATCAGGGACCCTTTGCCGGCTTCTGCAATGAATACAAGCGCGTCGCTGATCGGGCTGTGACTGCAGTCGGTTAATCCGGTCAGACCGGGCAATACGACTGGGCTATTGGTTGCTGTGCACACGTGTGCACAGGCTTGTGTGGTGCTCATCCTCTGCTCCTTGGGCAAGAAAAAGCCCGCCTGGTCGGGGCGGGCAGATCCTGCTGAGCACATGCGGCACCACTCAAATTTGTATTGGTTCTTGGGACTTAGTTAGGCAATCTTGATGATAATGGGTAGGTATCCCTTTCTGAGGCTGGAGAAAATATGAGCAATGACTTTGACGAATTCATTAAGAAGCAAGTTCAACCTTCCGAGAAAAAAGGACTGAGCCTTGAGGAAGAAAAGCGAATCTGGCTGGAAAATCTTGAGAAGCTGATTGATCTGGCCGAGAGCAGTTTGCGTACATACATCGATACAGGGGCTGTTGCTTTCAAGCGCTCAGACACTTTTTTGAGTGAAGAGCAGCTAGGTGGGTACAAGGCACCTAAGGCAACAATTACGATTGGAAGAAACTTGGTGGACCTCAAGCCAATCGGTACCTTCCTGTTTGGTGCCCGTGGTCGTCTTGATATGGTTGGTCCAAGAGGAACGGTCAAGCTTGTGATAGTTCCTCCCAATTCGAGTGGGGCTCGTATCAGCATCACTTCAATCGATTCAACGCCTTCTACGCCGACTACTGAAACTCCCCCCGAGAAATGGGTTTGGAAAATTTCTACCCCGCCTCCAAAGATCTCTTATTTGGAGTTGAATGAAGAATCTTTCCGATCTGCACTTATGGAGGTGGTCGGAGGCACCAATGGTTGATCGGGTGAGCTTCTCTGATCAAGAGCAGTCTTTAGAGTTAATTGCTTCTCATCACAGTAATGTGGAGTCTGCTTTGTATGAGTATTTTTCGGGCACCTCAGAGTCTCTCGAAGACCGATTTCCCCTAGAGATTCGGTCTGAAGTTCGAGAAGCTAGTCTTAGTGAACTAGATTTTTCTAGTTCCATGTCTGTAATGGCCGCTCTTGAAGCTGTAATTCGTATTGACTACCTTACCCGTGCCTACGAAAAACGAAAAGATAAGCTGTCGCGTGCAATGCGCGGTCTCTACCAAGAGAAAGAGAACAAGGCAAAGATAGACGATGACATTCTTCAGTTGTGGGCTAAAGAAACCACAGTTCCTGAATATGTCGTTCAGCAAGTTAAGGCAGCCTTCAAGTACCGACACTGGCTTGCACACGGTAGGTACTGGACTCCAAAACTAGGGAGGCGGTACGACTATCTAACGGTCTATACGGTCGCTGATACCTTTATTGATGCCATGGATCAATATTCAGCAAGTGTCTAAAGATTCATAATTCCATGGATTAGCCGCTACAAGTAGCGGTTTTTTTGTACCTGAAGAAAAGGCCGCACAGCCCGTGGCAAGTAAGAGAGGGGGGGAGGAGAAGAACCACGGGCGCGGCACAAACCTAAGCGCATTGGCGTGGGTGGCAATGCGCTTAGGTTTGCCCTGCGCGGGGCAGGGCAAGGCACCAAGGGGTGCCGTATGTGCTCAGCAGGTTGTTAACGACCGGGGCTGGCCCGGTCGATGCCGTGGAGCCCATCGCATTGCTGCGACAGGTGAATAGTAGTAATGCTGCTTTGTTGTGTCAACAGTAATGCTGCTATTTTGTTTGTTGGTTGCAAAAAAACCTCCCGGTGGGAGGTTTAACAGTGGTTAACTCCGGGGCAGGCTACAGCAGATGTCCAGTCCAGCGCGCGCGACCGATGATCTCAAAATCATCCCCTTCGCGATAGATCTTTGGCTCATAGGCCCGGTTTTCGGGTACGGCCAAGATCGATCCATCCTCAAGTGCATTCAGACGCTTTATCAGCAGATTGCCATCTGCACGGAACGCGTAGAACTTCCCGTTGACGACTTCCTTGGCGCCTCGATCAACTAGCACTACGCCCCCTTCTTGAACAAGAGGCATATTGCTATCGCCATCGGAATCGACCACAACAGCATTCTGTGGTTTTATCCCAAGCTGACGTATGAAGTCAGCGCGGAATGATAGTGAAGGCTTCGTGCTTTCGTCATATACAGCGCGGCCATGGCCGTTAGAAAACTTCACGGCATAGTGGCGGATCGGGATGAACTCCGCCTCATCCTCCTTGCTCAAAACTTGTGCTGCTTCAGCAGCGATCTTGGCCAGCCTAGGGCTGAAGTCCTCTATTTCGCAGCGCAATCCTTTGGCAAATCCAACAGCTGCTTTTAAGCTGATTGGTGTGTCCCCGCGCAGGAACTGGCCCACAGCACTTTGATTGCCAACTCCATACATCTCGCCAAAAACTGTTTGGTTGGGTCGACCCTCAGTCGCATCCCATAACTCCTTTAAACGCCGCGACTCTTCCAGCGTTTCCGGGGTGACTTTTACTTTCCTCATGGTCATGAGCAAACAGTAGCGCGACTACTTGCAAGCGATAAACAGCATTCCTGTTGACTTGTTAAAGCAGCATTGCTACTATCTCGCGCATGAACCAGATCAAATCTATCCGCACACGTGTCGGACTGACTCAAGCTAAGTTCGGTGATTGCATTGGCTGCACGCAAAGTGCTGTTGGTCAATTTGAGCGCGGTGAGTCTGATCCTTCCATCGAGAAGGCTGCGCGGATCATTGACTTGGCGCGTAGTCATGGTCTGGAGTTGCAGCTTGAGCACATCTACGGCCTGAAACCTCTGCCCGTAGAGCCGGCGGTGGAACGGGCAAGCACTCCAGAGGTCATCCATGGTTAAGGCACTGAGCTTTTTGGTACTCGGTGCGGCATGGGCGATGGTCAATCTGTTGATCCATTGCGTTGGCGGTTGCACTCTGGATGGCTGGACTGTGCTGATGCGTTGGGCGAGTGGGCTGCTTGGGGTGCTGGTTTTGGCTTGGGGGTATGCCCGTTGGTGGGGGCGCTGATGAGCCGAATAAACAGTACTAGCAACCAGAACGTCCAGAAAACTATCAGGAAGACATCCGTCCGGGATGGCGGCGTTGTATCGACCAGCAATGGCCTGAGCTGCCACAGCAGATACCAGAACGCTGCGATGTATACGGCTGCTGTGCCTGCGTTGCCGATGAGTTTTATTGCCTTGCGCTGTACTTCTTCCTTGGCTGCCAATGAGCTTGCCTTCCATTTCTTTAGCAGGAAGCCAGCAGCGCAGATAAGTGCCGCAACGGCTAGGTCTTGGGTGACTGGAATTACCCAGGCAACGAATCCATTCATGTGTCCCGAACTCCTTGAGGTAGTAGGTGGTTGTGTAAGCAGCGCCATCGTATCTCAGGGATTTTCGGGTCATTTCACCCACCGCCCAGAACGGAGCTGCACAGCTGCCGGGCGTCTTGTCTCCTCGCTCTATCAAGGTGCTGCACACGCGGGCAGGTGTGTGCGGCTTGTTGTGCTGCGGGCGGTGGGCTTTTTTATTCATGGGGGCAGTGTCGCTGCCGGCCTTCCCCTGCTCAACGCTGAAATTTCAGCCATTCAAGGGGTTGGACGATGACGTACCGCTATTCAAGCGCTGACTGGCGCGATGTCTTCTACAACGCGGTGCGCAATGCCAATGGAGGTGTTGTTGCAGCCGCCGCCTTTTTGACCGAGCGCCGCGGCAAGTCGATCCACCCCGAAGACCTGCGCCGCCGTCTGCGTGGTGCTGACGGTGAAAGCTTGACCATGGAGATGGCCGAGCTGCTGACGGAATGGCTGATCGACCAGCGTGAGCCGGATGCGCGCTTGTGGCTTCAGGCCTTCAATGCCCGTTTTTCCATGGCGGCTGCATTCCTCCCGCCGCCTCCTGCTGGTGGATGGAAGTGCGAGATCCAGGCCATTCGCGACAAGTTGCTGCAGCTGACTGCCAACAACGGGAGCTTGGCATCCATCGGCATGAGAGTGACAGATGACAACCGCTTGGATGACCGCGAGTGCGATGAGCTGGAACTGGAAATCATGGGCGGCATCGAGCTGCTCTGGCGCCTGCGCCGTAATGCCCGCCGCGCTGCTGGCCGGTCGGAGGACTTTGTATGAGGCCCGCAGGAGAAATCAGCCTGGCCATCGAGCAGGCCGTGGAGCAGCTCTGGACGCCTGAGCGATGCCCGACCCTGGCCGAGATTGCCGCTCATTTGATGACGGTGGGCGTGGCCTTCAATGCCATCCGCAACACGGTCCCAAAGATGAAGCGCTATGGCCGCCTTGTGATTTGTGGGCAGCGCAAGGTACCTAGACGCAATCGACCGGCTGCCGAATATGCGCTGCCACATCAAGTTCATGCCGCCAATGAGGCGGATTTCGTTGGCCTGTCGCAGGCCATGCAGCTCTGGGGGTAAGGGATGGTTTTAGTACACGTCGCTGGTGTTAGGGACGCTGGCGTGTCGATGTTCTATCAGGGATGGCAAGGGGGTGCTGCATGAACCAGCACCGTGAACCTTTGCCGCCCATTCAGTTCGGGCCGCTGCGTGAAGCGCTGCTGGCCGATGCAGAGAATCTGGTGCCGCGCTGGCTGCCTGGTGGGCAGTTTGACGGGCATGAGTACCGGTGCGCCGACTTGAGCGGCGGGCACGGGCATAGCTGCAGTGTCAACGTGAAAACTGGGAAGTGGGCCGACTTTGCGACTGGCGACCAGGGCAATGACCTGATTGGCTTGTATGCGGCCATTCACGACCTGAGCAATGCCAAGGCTGCCATTCAGGTGGCGCGTGAAGAAAAGCTGGAGAGTGTGGCGGGGCTGGTGAAGCAGACCAGCGGTGCCGCCGTGGTGCCAGCAGCCAACCCTCGCCCAGCACCCGCGCCCAAAGCCGACAAGACTCGGGACCAGGAAGAGTGGAGCACGCTGCGGCCGGTGCCAGGGAATGCGCAACAGCCCACGTTCTGGCACAAGCATCGCCAGCTGGAAGACCTGGAGCACAAAGCTGAATACCGCGTGGGCGCAGATTTGCACGGTTTTGTGATGCGGTACCGCACCAGCGATGGCGGCAAGGATACTTTGCCTCACACGTTTTGCAGTAGTGCCCGCGATGCGACTCGTGCCTGGAAGTGGAAAACGTGGGATGAACCGCGCCCGCTGTATTTCCCCAGCCACGAGCTGCCCAATGGGCGCACAGTCATTCTGGTTGAGGGAGAGCTGAAGGCAGATGTGCTGCAGCAGCTGCTGGATGCAGTAGCCCCCGGTATTTACTGTGTGGCCAGCTGGGCTGGTGGCAGCAAGGCATGGAAGAAGGCAGGCTGGGACTGGCTTGCCGGGGCCACGGTGTTGCTGTGGCCTGACTGCGATGCGCAACGTGAGAGGTTGACCAAGGCTGAGCAGGCCGAGGTGAAGGACAACCCCGAGGCGAAGGAAGCCTTGCAACTGACAAAGGCTTTGCTGCCTGCACACAAGCAGCCGGGCGTGGGCGCGATGCTGGGCATTGGCGCACATCTGGTGGCTGAGCAAGGCTGCACTGTGCAGTTGTTGCCCATCCCTGCGCCAGGCGAGAAGCCCAGCGGCTGGGACTGCAAGGACGCCATCAAGGATGAAGGCTGGACTGGCGAGGATGTGCTGGCCTTCTTCGGCCGTGCGCAGCCTTTGCCTGTTGTGGATGCGCCTGCAGACGTGCACGCTCAGGCTGACGCTCCTGCTGCGGCCGGTGGCAGCGGTGGCAAGCCGCCAAAAAACGATGATCCCGTTGGCACAGGCGGCAGTGATGATGACGATTTTGACGACGATATGGTCAAGATCGGCGGCTATTTGGTGCCGAGCTGGATGTCGTACTACTACGACGACGAGAAGAAGCGCTGGAATGTCTCGCGCAAGTTTGTGATTCGCTGCCTGGAGCGCCTGCCGGACATCAAGGACGTGCTGGGCTTTGACGAGCTGCGCAACACGGTGCAGTGCCGCAAGGCCTGGCCCTGGCCTTATGCCAAGCCCGGCGAGGTGCGCAATGCCGATTCGTTGCTGCTGGGCAAGTGGCTGACCGATACCTACGGGCTGCCGAGCATTAGCAAGGCCGCGCTGGAAGAGGGTATGTTGACGGTCGCGGCCACGCGCCGCTATCACCCGATCAGGGACTATCTGACTGGCCTGAAGTGGGACGGCAAGCCGCGCGTGGATAACTGGCTGGTGCATGTGCTGGGCGAGAAGCCCGACACGATCAAGCCCGCGCTGTTTGAGTACCTGGGATTGGTCGGCCGGTTCTGGCTGCTGGGCATGGTCTACCGGGTGATGGAGCCAGGCTGCAAGTTTGACTATTGCCCGGTGCTGGAAGGCAGCGGCGGCTTGCGCAAGTCCACCCTGGTGGAGACGCTGGCGACCAGCGAATACTTCAGCGACACGCCGTTTGAAGTTGGCAAGGGCAAGGAAGCGCAGGAGCAGGTGCAAGGCCTGTGGCTGTATGAGATTGCCGAGCTGACCCATTTCAGCAAGTCGGAGGTAGGCGCAATCAAGGCCTTTATCTCGGCCAAGGTGGACCGCTACCGGGTGGCTTATGGCAGCACGGTGGAGTCCTTCCCGCGTCAGTGCGTGCTGGTGGGTACCACCAATGAGGACACGTACCTGCGCGACCGCACGGGCAACCGGCGCTTTTGGCCGATCCCGGTCAAGCGTCAGATCAATACGGAGTTTGTGGCCAAGTACCGCGAGCAGCTGCTGGCCGAGGCCTTTGCCCGCTATCTGCAGGGCGAGGCTTACACGCCCACGGGCGAGCAGGAAGAACGCCTGTTCAAGCCGATGCAGGAAAGCCGCCTGGTGGAAACCGCCGTCGATGGCGAGCTGCTGCAGGTTCTGACTCGGGTGCCGATGCAGAACGGCATACAGAGCGTGGTCAACGAACTGGCCGACTTTGTGACCTTGCCGCAGTTGGTGCAGGCCTTGGGTGCAGACCCGGCCAAGGCTCCGCCTGGACTGCAGGGGCAGATTACCAGCTGGCTCAAGCATGAGGGCTGGGAGCGCAAGCGTAGCAGCGTGGCGCCGAGGCCTTGGGGCTATGTGCGGCCGAAGAACTGGCCGCCGCAAGAGCGTGTGGGTGGTTTGGATGAGCAGGCGCCAGCGGTGGCTCCGGGTGTGGTCGAGGCGGTGGAGGGCGTGACCTTTGTGGCACCACCTCTGCCACCTGACTTTGCGCCTGACCACGCGGTGGCATGGGACGGGGACGATGCGCCGTTCTGATTACCAATCTTTTCAATGGAGGGCAGCGCCTGAATCGCGCTGCACTGCCTACGTGGCTGGAGGCGTGATTCGCGTCCACGTAGTGGCTATGGCAATGGTGTGTCTGGCTTGCGGTGCAGTGGCGGGGACGGCCTGCTTCGGTGTGCCTATCGGTTGATGTCCGTCCATGTCCACGATGTCCATGCGTTTTGCATGGACCTCACCAGATACCCCTTCTCCTGGTTTCCAGGGTTGAGGCCGCTGCATTGCCGAAAGGTTGCTGTGTCCTGGTGTCTGCGGAGTTGGACTGGCGGGCGGGCACAGGCCGATGCGTTAGGGGTGCAGGTGCGCGTGCGCGTGGCTTGCAGGCGGGTTCTCTGAACTCTATATACAAAGGGTGGACAGAATGGACAAAGGGACAACAGATCAGAAAGTGAGCAGTCAGTGGTCAGAACATGAGCGTTGGTTGATCACACAGGGGCAGCATCGAATCAAGGCCAAGATGCCCGAGGTTTACAAGACGATCCTGCGCCACGCAGAGAAGGACAAGTCTGTGTGGGGCATCGTGCGCATGGGCCTGACAGGTCGCCCGGATTACTTCTGGGCCTGCGAAGGCGGCGAGGTGGTCGGTGCGCCTTTCACGCGGTTTGCTCGGGCGGTTGAGGTGTCGCGCTTGATGGCCCGATTCGGTTGTGCACACGTGTGCATGATCGCCGGCCACGGTGATCTGGGAGGTGCGTGACGATGGCGCGGATCGAGCACATCAAGCGCCGCCTGGATAACTGGGCGCTATGGCGGGCACGGCGTGACAACAATGGACTGGGCTTCCCATCGCAGAACATCCTGGCCGTGTGGGGTGCCAGCGTTGAGCAGCCGCAGAAGAACCGCGAGTCAGTCATGCCGGTGCTGCACCTGGAGGCTGAGGAGACGGACAAGGCGGTGGAGTCCTTGAAGGGCGGCAAGTCCCATCTGTATGAGACGCTGTACTGCATCTATGTCCGTGACCTGGGTGTGACGGGCACGGCACGCCGTATCGGCCGCGCGCCGTCAACGGTGCATGCGCAGCTGGATGCAGCAGACCGCGCCATCGATGCCTGGTTGGTGGCGTTGGCTCAAGAGAAAGAGCGTAGGCGCTCTCATATGCAGCCCCAGGGGAGTTTTTCCACATAGAGAGTTGCAGTACATTTGCGGCAAGCTAGTGCTCGGTGCCCCTAACCACTGAGTACTTGCCCGGGAACCCCGCCAGTTTGCGCTGTGCGGGGTTTTCTTTTGTCCGATCACTGGAGACATCACCGTGCCATCAGCTGCCCCGCGCCCTTGCTCTCATCCTGGCTGTGGCGTGCTGGTCCGCGATGGCACGGGCCGATGTCCAAAGCACCCGAAGCAGTCCTGGTCGAAGAAGCCCACGGCTGCCAAGCGCATCACGGGCCGGCCTCTGCAGCGTCTGCGCGCTGAACTGTTCGCCCGCGAGCCGCTGTGTCGTGAGTGTCGGCGCAATGGCGTGGTCAAGCTGGCAACCCAGCGCGATCACATCCAGTCTCTCGAAGAGGGCGGTACCGACACCGAGGACAACGTCCAGCCCCTGTGTGACGACTGCCACGACATCAAGTCCAAGGCCGAGCGGGCGCGCGGCGTCAAACGGTCATGGGTCGGATATTCCGGCGAATGAGATGGATTCTCATTTGAAAACGCGCGCAGGGGGAGGGGGGTGAAAAAAGTCCACCTCGACCCGACCGGAAACCGAGCCCCCAGTCTTTTTTTTGCGCGCGCAGGTTTAGGAGGGGGGGTACCCCCGATAGGAGGAATCATGGCCCAGCGTGGACCAATGCCAAAGCCGCATGCTCTTCGTGTTTTGGAGGGCAATGCCGGAAAGCGTCCGCTGAATCTGGCGGATGGTGTCAATCCAAAAATCGAAATCCCGGCTCCGCCGAGACACCTGAGCCGTGAAGCGCGCAAAGAGTGGAAGCGGATCACTCCGCTGCTGGAGGAACTGGGCCTGATCAGCGGCTTGGACCGCACAGCCCTTGCGCTGTACTGCCAAGCAGCCGGCCGCCTGGCCGAGCTGGAGGAAGCATTCAACGGCCAGGTCAACCGTCTGATGGATCAGCGCGGTCTGGAGTACCCAGATGCGGTGTATGAGGCCAGCCACGCGGTGACACCGAGCGGCTATGCCCAGCAGAGCGTCATGGTGCAGCTCATTAAGAGTCACCGCGAGCAGGTCAATCGCTACCTGCAGCATTTCGGGATGAGCCCGGCAGCCCGTGGCCGTGTGTCGCCCAGCAACTACGTGCAGCCAACGCTGCCCGGCATCGATGCGCCGCCTCAGGCGCCAACTGGCTTCGCCGCTTTCACCTTGGTGGGAGGCCGCTAACACAGTGATTCACTTGCATGACCAGCAAATACATCGAAGCCGCACAGCGCTATATGCGCAATGTGCTCAGCGGAGCTGTGCCTGCGTGCAAGTGGACCCGTCTGGCTGTCGAGCGTCAACGCGATGACCTGGCACGCGCCCCGAGTTCATCCTGGCCTTACGTCTTTGACCATGCCCGGGCATCGAGGCCCTGCGAGTTCATTGAGCTGTTGCCCCACATCAAGGGAAAGTGGGCGCGTGAAGGGCGCCTGATCGAGCTTGAAGACTGGCAGTGCTTCATCATCACAACGGTTTTCGGTTGGATCCACAAGAAAGTGGACCCCAAAACTCATGCTGAAACCTGGGTGCGCCGTTACCGTGAAGGCTATGTGGAGGTGCCGCGCAAGAATGCGAAGTCCACGCTATCCAGCGGGCTCGCGCTCTACATGCTCAGCGCTGATGGTGAGCATGGCGCAGAGGTCTACAGTGCTGCCACCACGCGCGACCAGGCGCGGATCGTGTTTGATGACAGCCGGGCCATGGCCGAGCGAGTGTCGGATTTGCGCACGTACCTGGGCGTGGCCTTCATGCAGCACAGCATCACGGTGGCGCACACGGCCAGCAAGTACACGCCGCTGGCCGCCGAAGGCTCGACGCTGGACGGTTTGAATGTGCACTTCGCAGTCATCGATGAATTGCATGCGCACAAGACACGTGCCGTCTATGACGTGATCGATTCGGCTCGCGGCTCGCGCGAGCAGTCGCTGTTGTGGAATATCACGACAGCGGGCACCGACATTGGTGGCATTTGCTACGAGCGCCGCACGCACACCGTCAAGGTGCTCGAGCATGTCATTGATGACCCGGCCTTGTTCGGGATCATCTACACCATTGACTCTGCTGACGATCCTTACGCGCCAAGCAGCTGGGCCAAGGCCAATCCGAACTACGGGCACTCGGTGCTCGAGGACGACATGGCCGCAGCTGCACGCAAGGCCAAGGCGATGCCCAGCGCACTCAACAACTTCCTGACCAAGCGTCTCAACGTTTGGGTTAACGGCGAGAGCGCCTGGATGGACATGAGGGCTTGGGAGGAGCGCATCCGCCCCGGCATCAGCCTGGAAGCGATCCCGCGTGACGTCCCGGTGTGGCTGGGTTTGGACCTTGCTGAGAAGGTTGACTTCGCAGCGCTGGTCGCGGTGTATCAGATGAATGGATGCTGGCACGTGTGCCCGCGCCTATATCTGAATGAGGTGGCGGTCGCTGCCAGCACCAATGCTTACCTCAGCGGCTGGGTGCATCAGGGCCACGTTGAAGTCACTGACGGAAACATCACGGACTTCGATGTCATTGCCAACGACATCCGCGAACTGTGCGGGCGGCTCAATGTGCAAGAGGTGGCTTACGACCCTGCGCTGTCTCGCTACTTTGCGCGGCAGTTGCTGGATGAGGGCCTGCCTTTGGTTGAGATCACCCAGCGCAGCATGTTCTTCACCGGTCCGCTGATTGAGGTGGAGAACCTGGTCCATGAGGAGCGGCTGGTACACGACGGTAATCCCGTCATGAACTGGATGATGAGCAATCTTGTCGTCAAGGTCAGCAAATTCAACGAACTACGTGCTCCAACAAAAGAGCGTCCGGAAAACAAGATCGACGGTGTGCTCGCCATGCTTATGGCGCTCGGTCGTGCACTTTCGATTCCGGTGGTCGATACCAAGACCCAGCAGGCCAAAGCCTTCTGGGACTCCTTTGCAGAAGAGACGACATGAACATCATCCGCCGATCCCTGCTGCACGCCGCTGGCTGGGTGCTCAAGGGCACGGACCTAACGCTCACCAATCCGCAAGGGTGGGAGGTATTGGGTGCCGGCCGCACTTGGGCCAACATCAATGTCAGCGATGCCACGCAGTTGCAGATCACCACGGCCTGGTCTGCCATTCGCCTGATTGCGGAAACGGTGGGCACCTTGCCGCTGCACCTGTACAGGACTACGGCCAAAGGCCGAGAGCGAGCCAAAGACGATCCGCGCTACGCGCTTGTGCGCTGGCAGCCCTGCGATTACCTCACTGCTCCAGAATGGAAGGAGTCCATGGTCGTCAGCCTGGCGACCATGGGGCAGGCCTACAACCCCGTCACTCGGTTCGAGAGCACGGGCCGCATTATTGAGATCCAGCCCGTGCATAAAAGCCGGGTGCAGCCTGAGGTGCAGCGCGACGGCAGCCTTATCTACTGGCTGACCGATCGCAATGGGCAGCGACGTGCGCTCAAGCGGCGCGATGTTATGCCTGTGCGCGGCTTTGGTGGAGTGGGTCAGCTTGAGGGCTATGCACCGCACCAGGTGCACGGCAATAGCTTGGGCCTTTCCGTGGCGCTGGAGAAGTACGCGGCAGAATTCTTTGGCAGCGGTGGTCAGCCACTGGGCATCATCACCGGCGACTATGCCCCGGGCGAGATGACGCGGGACCAGTTCCGAAAGAGCGTCTCGAAGTACATCCGGGAGTCACGAGAGAAGGGCGAGCATCCGTTCTTCACAGACGGCACCAAGTACACGCCTATCAGCACGACGAACAACGACTCGCAGTTCATCGAAGCGCGCAAGCTCCAGATTGCAGAAGTGGCCCGGATCTACCGAGTGCCGCTGCACATGCTGATGGAGACGGACAAGGCCAGCTACAACAACACAGAGCAGGCCAACAAGCACTTTCTGGACTACACGCTGTTGTCGTACCTGACCCGAATCGAGGCCAGCCTCAACAGCTGTCTGCTGGAGGCCAGCGAGCGTGCGTCTGGCATGTACTTCGAGTTCGACGTCAACAACCTGCTTCGCGGCGACAGCACTGCGCGTGCTGACCAATATCTCAAGCTGCGGCAAGCCTCGGCCATCACTGCCAACGAAATCCGCGAGCGGGAGAACCTGCCGCGTGTCGAGGGTGCTGATGACCTTATGGCGCCGCTCAACATGGCGCCGCTGGATCTGCTGCGCCAACAGATTGACCAGAAAGGAGACTCCTGATGGATCGCCTGATCGCACCCATTGAAATCAAGGAAGCCAAGGCAGACGGCACCTTTACCGGCTACGCGGCCGTGTTCGGCAATGTGGATCTGGGGCATGACGTACTGCTGCCTGGTGCCTTCAAGTCCATGAAGCTCACTAGCGACGGCATGGTGCGCATCGCCATGAACCACAACCTCAAGCAACTGGCAGGCAAAGCCAAGTGCACCCAGGACTCTCGCGGGCTGCGCGTCGAAGGGCAACTGGCTCTCGGCGTCAGCTATGTGCGCGATGCCTACGAGCTGATGAAGGCTGGCGTGCTGGATGGGCTCTCTGTGGGCTTCGACATTCTTGAAGGCGGGGCCTCTTACGAAGAGCGCGACGGCCGCTGGGTTCGTGAGATCGGCGCTGCTGAGCTGTGGGAGTTCTCCCTGGTGCCATTCGGCATGAACCCCGAAGCCTTGGTGGAAACCGTCAAGGCCGCAACCAACATTCGAGATTTCGAGGCGCAGCTGCGTGGCCTCGGATACAGCCAGCGCGAGGCGAAGTCCTTGGCTGCTGGCGGCTTCAAGTCGCTGGGCCACCGAGATGGCGGCCTGGACAGCGAGACGCTGGCAGACGAATTCATTCACCTCACGCAAGCACTTACCTGGAATTAACACATGCAAATCGCTGCAAAGACAATTACTCGCAAGCACCTGACGATGGTGCTCCTGGTGGTTCTGGCTCTCATGGCCATTGCTACTCTGGCCGGTGTACCGCTGGTCTCTCATGACGCCATGGCTGCGCTCGCAGCGGCTGGGGCCATGCCCATGGCTCTGACGGGCGAAGTTGGCGGCGACGTCAAGAAGATGTTTGAACAGCTGACCGAAACGGCCAAAGCAGCCAAGCAAACGGTCGAAGAAGTGAAGAAGGCGCATTCTGAACTCGACGGCCGGGTCGCCAAGATTCAGGAGGAGATGAAGGCGGCCGGCGTGGATGCCACTACCAAGGCCGCATTCCAGGAAGCCGTTTCCAAGGTCGAAAAGTGCGAAAAGGCACTGGAGCAGGTCAACGCCGAAGTAAACGAGCTGGCCAAGAAGGCCGCCAACCTGATGGGCAACACCCAGCAACGCAAGTCCATCGGCCAAACAGCCGCGGCCTGCGAGCAGCTCAAGAGCTACAGCGGCGGCAACCTGGTGCTGGCCAACGTGGATGCGCCTCTGGTGGCCAAGGCTGCAGTAACCAGCGCCTCCGATTCCGCTGGCGCGCTGATCCTGCCCCATCGTGTGCCTGGTGTGGTGTTCGGCCCCGAGCTGCCCGTGACCGTGCGCGACCTGTTCAACAGCATCGCCATCGCGTCCAACTCGGTGGAGTGGGTACAGGAGAAGCTGTTCACCAACAACGCCGGCCCGCAGCCCGGTGAAGGTGGTAACAAGCCCGAATCTGGGATCACGTTCGAGGCCAAGAATACGCCCGTCAAGACCCTGGCTCACTGGCTGCCTGCCAGCCGTCAGGTGCTGGCCGATGTGCCCCAACTGGCAGGCTTCATCGACACTCGCCTGCGCTATGGTCTGCTGCTCAAGGAAGACGAGCAACTGTTGTTCGGTGACGGTACTGGCAATAACCTGTTGGGCCTGGTGCCCCAGGCTACCGCCTTCAGCACCACTGGCATGCCCGCTGCGCCGGTGGATGGGCCAGCCCACACCGCCATTGATTACCTGCGCTGGGCATTCCTCCAGGTGGCCAAGGCAGGCTACCCCGCCACGTTCGCGGCACTGAGCCTGGAGGACTGGGCCATCATCCAGATGATGAAGACCACGGACGGTGCCTACATCTTCGGCACGCCTACTGACGGTGCCGCCCCCCGCATCTGGGGCAAGCGCGTGGTCGAAAGCCATGCCATGGATGCCGGCGAATTCCTGGCCGGTAGCGCCTTCGCGGCCACCATCTATGACCGCGAACAGGTCACTGTGCGTATCGCCGAGCAGCACGCTGGCTTCTTCGTGCAGAACATGGTGGCCGTGCTGTGCGAGGAGCGTCTGGCGCTCACCGTGGAGCGTCCCCAGGCGCTGGTTGCCGGCGCCCTGGACGGTTCCTGATCCCAGGACTTGTAGGTGAGAAAGGCCGGCTCTTGCCGGCCTTTTGCATTCCATCGATCACATGTAAGGAAAACCCATGAGCGATCTGATCGTCTCCAAGCCCTTCCTGCGCGGCAGCAAGCGCTACCGTCGCGGTGAGCCGGCACCTACCGACCTGGACAAGGTCACGCAGGATGAATACCTGCGTCTCGGTCTGCTGGGTAGAAAGCGTCTCACGGCTGAGCCCTTGGCACCTTCAACCACCAAGCCTGCCGGGCCAACGCAGACCACGGCGCCGTCCACCAGTCGCAAGCGCGAGTCCGCTAAGCCAAAGGAAACAAAGGTCTCAACCGCGCCCCCTCCTGCGGCGGGCGCAGCGACAGGGGCTGAAGCCGCTGCATCGGGCGCTGTGCACACGTCTGCACAGAACTCTGGCGATTCTGCCGGCGCTGCGGTAGATGCTGCAACTGGCGCAGATGCATCCGGCACAACGACGAGCCAGGCAGGCGGCGCTGAGCAAGCGTCTGCGCAGGAACCCGGCGACTCTTCTGCTGCCGCCCCTGCATCTGATTCGAGCGCTGCTCAACCCAAGGCCTGACCATGGCAGTGGAGCTTGTCACCCTGGCGCAGGCCAAAGAACACCTGCGTGTCAGGCACGATCACGAAGACAGCGATATCCAGCTCAAGCTCAATGCAGCTACTCGTATGGCTATCGCTTATTTGGATCGCGATGTCTACGCCACTCAGGTCGAGCTGGACGCTGCTGTATCCGCTGGCACAGCGCGGCCATGCCCACTGCTGGTGGCGGATGACGACATGGACATGGTCCGGGCCGGCATTCTTTTGACGCTGGGTGATCTGTTTGCGAACCGCGAAGAGGTCGTGACTGGGACTATCACCTCGCAGTTGCCTACGGGCGCCAAAGCATGTTTGCGGCCTCTGCGCCGCTTGGGAGCTTGATCATGGCTTGTGCTGATTGCGAAGCCCGCCGGCAGTGGATGCTGAAGTGGGGGAAAGAGAGTTTGAATCGTGCGAAACAAATCCTCGGCATTGCAGACGCTCCGGCTCCTGCAGAGCCAGCAGCAGCTGGTGATGGAGATGCGGGCTCAGACGCAAGCCTTCAACCGCCTGGCCCAGTCGATTGAGCAGCTGGCCGAAGTAATTGCTCTGGACTACGCAGAGCAGGAGCTGCCCACCAATGTGGGCCTTGATGGGAGGGCGCTGGGATGATTCGCGCCGGCTCTCTCAATCATCTGCTCAGCCTGCAGCAGCGGCAGACCGGCCGTGACCCGGACACAGGTGCAGTCATCAATGAGGCTTGGATAGAGGTTGGAAAGCTCTGGGCCAGCATCGAGCCCCTGAGCGTTCGGGCATTCATTGCAGCCGCAGCAGCGCAAAGCGAAATTTCGGCCCACATCGTCACGTACCGAGATCCGCGTGTGAAGCGAGGCATGCGCTTTGTCAGCGATGACGGCAGCATCTACAGCATCGCGGGCGTTCTTCCCGATAAGAAGAGCGGCCGCGAGTATCAGACCCACCCAGTCAGCGAGGGCGTGAACGATGGCAAATGACGTCAAATTCACTCTTAGCGGCGCGGATGAGTTGCGCAAGCGCTTGCTTGCACTGCCGCGCGAGCTGCAACTCAAGCCTGGTCGGTCTGCGCTGGGTAAGGCTGCAAGCCTGGTGCGCAAACAGGCCAAGGTCAATGCAGAGAGCATTGATGATGCTGAAACGGGCCGCAAGATCTCTGACAACATCATTCAGCGATTTCGCAGCCGCTACTACAAGCGCACCGGCGACCTGATGATCAGTGTGGGCGTCGGCACTGAAAAGGGCCGCATCCCCAAGGGGAACCCTGACACAGGCCCCAAGGGCAACACACCGCACTGGCATTTGATTGAACTTGGCACTGAGGTGGCAAAGCCCGAACCGTACCTGGTGCCGGCGGCCCAGGCCACGGCAGAGCAGGCGATCAACTTGTTCGGCACGGATCTGGACAAGCAGATCACCAAGATCGTGAGCAAACTGAAATGACGGTGCCTTTTTACCGTGTGGCGAAGGCGTCGCCGGCAGTGCTTGCCGTGCTGGGTGACCCGGAGCCTCGCATCTACCCCTGGGGCGAAAACGACGATGAAGAGCGTGTCTACCCCTATGTGACGTACCGCACCGACTTGCTGCCCGACAACGTGCTTGCCGGCCGTGCATGCGCCGATGAGGGGCAGCTCTCAATCGACATCTGGGCAGAGTCTGACCAATCAGCCAAGGCGGTGCGGGATGCCCTGCGCATCGCGATTGAGCTGAACTGCTACATCAACACCATTCGCGACATGGGGCGTGACCCCTCAACGCGTAGCTATCGCATCAGCCTAGACGTGAGCTGGTGGGTTAGCCGCACCTGACTTTTTTTCACTCATCCCGCCACGCGCGGAAACCACCGAAAGGAACCGCCATGCCTATGTTGCCCCAAGGCACGCAAATCTATGCGCTTTTGCCTATTGCTTCGGCCGCTTCTGAAGTCATTAAAGTCGCCTGTGCGCTGACCATCGATACAGGCGAAGACGAGCGTGACGAGCACGATGACACCTGCCTGGAAGAGATGGAGTCCAAATCCACCTTCCCCGGATTGATTACCCCTGGCGATGCCACGTTCACAGTGCGCATCGATCCCGCTGACCCGGGCCATGTCAAGCTCTGGGCGCTGTACAAGGCGCGTACCAAGGTGCTGTGGGCTATGGGCTGGGGCGATGGTGTGGATATCGACCCCACTGATCCAGCTGCACCTGATGAAGACTGGGAACTGCCTGAGACACGTACTTGGAGCACCTGGCGTGGCCATATCTCGGGCATGAATTTCACTGGCTTTGAAGCGGGTGGGCCACCTGTGCAGGGCTCCATCAAGATCAAGCGCTCCACTGCGGCTGAATGGCTGGTCAAGGGCCGTACACCATGAACATTCAAGACCTGATGGAAAAGGGCGGCTTTGTTGATACAGAGCCAGTACGCAAAGACATCACTTGGCGCGGCCCTGATGGTGTGGAGCGCAAGGGCCACATCTGGGTTGTGCGCCAGCCGTTCGGCGTGATGGAGGGCTTCGCCATGAAGGGGGAGCCGGATCGGAGTCAGGGCGCAAAGATGATCAGTGTCTGCGTTCGCCTGGGCGATGATAAGAAGGAGCAACTGAGCTACGAGCAAGCCTTCAACCTGTGGCCTTTGCTGGCCTGGGCCATGGTGGTCGCCATCAATGAGGTGAACTCCCCAAAAAACTCACAGCCGCCGACGAGTTCTTCCACGAGCTTGTCCTCGCCGGCGTCGGCGGCTGGACGGTCGCGCAAGCGAAGTGCAACCTCAGTTTCGAAGAGGTCCAGGCCTGGCAAGAGTACAGAAGGCTCCACGGCCCTTTGACTCTTGCACCGCATGTTGCCAATGCCGGGGCCACGACGGCCCTGGCGGTCAGCTGCACGGTGCCGCGCAAGAGCTCAACCACTGCACCCAAGTTCAAGGACTTCTTGCCGCAATGGGGAGAGCGCTCTGCGAATGATGGTGTGCTGACCCTGGAAGAGGCCATGCGCATGTTGTGAAGTAGGATTAGCCGTTTCGAGGAGGGGCTATGAGACTGATAGCATGTGCTGGCTTACTTGCATTGGCGCTGGCAGGTTGTGCCACGACAGAAGGTGTGGGCTTTTCTGGGCCGCAGTGGGTAGTGACTCAGCAGCGTGACGCTTTCAATGATTCCGTCACAAAGATGGTGACCTTTGGCGATTACAGCACCAGCAGCGGGATCATCACGCGCAATTTTCGCTACTACCCATTTGTGGGCACCTACAACGGAGAGTTGTTTGTCGGACTTCGTTCTGGTGGCAAGCAGCCAATCCCGACAGGAACGGTTCAGATCCGTGTGGATGATCAGCCAGCGTGGACCATTACCCCGAGTGATACACCTCTGTATCTCCTGCCGCCCACTAACCAGGCAGCCGCAGCTGCCGTTCCTGGTGCATCCCCAGAGCTGAATGCTCAGGTCAAGGCTTTGACTGAGCAGTCCCTGCAGCAGGTTGCACGTTCAATGTCTCCATTCACCGCAGTGACTGGTGACAAAGCTAAGCAGCTGGTTGGTCAGATGCTTTCTGGCAAGCGCATCATTTTCCGAGTTGTGGGCGTCAATCAGAGTGCTTCCACTGCTGGCCAAGCTGAAATTGACCAGTCATTCATCAATGGCGTTCAATCGTTGGGACTGAACATTTAACTATCCATTGCACTGATCGTGCTGCCGCCTTCGGGCGGTTTTTTTATGGACGCTTGAAACATGGCACGGCAACTTGGCACACTGACAATCGATCTGATCGCCAAAATCGGTGGCTTTGTCAAAGGCATGACCGATGCTGAGCGCGCCGCAGATCGCAAGTCCCGAGAGATGGAGCAAAAGCTCAAGGCCCGGGCAGAGGCAGTCGAGAAGGCTTGGACCGGGATTGGCGTCGTGTTGACGGCTACGCTGGCCGGTATCAGCGTAGGCAGTGTGTTCTCCAAGATCGTCACTGAGTCGCGCAATGCCGAGCAAGAGCAGGCGCTTCTGGCCGCTGCGCTCAAATCGACCGGCAATCAAGCGGGCTACTCGCAAGACCGCCTAAACGAGATGGCTGGCGCGATGGAGTCGGTCACCACCATCTCGGCCGGTGAGTTCAACCAGGCGCAGACCGTGCTCTTGGGGTTCACCAATATTGTGGGAGAGCAACTGCCCAAGGCTCTCAAGATTGCCGCTGACTACTCCATCCGCACGGGCGCGGATATGAAGTCCGCCGCCGAGACCATGGGCCGTGCGTTGGACGTCCCCAGCGCAGGCATGTCCAGCCTGCAGAAGCAAGGCTTCAAATTCAGCGAGTCGCAGATTGAGGCAGCTAAGAAGCTGGAAGAAACCGGCCGAATTGCCGAAGCGCAGCAAATTGTCTTTGACGCGCTTGAAGAAACGTATGGTGGGGCTGCTGAGGCTGCTCGCGATACGTTCGGCGGTGCGCTGGATGGCTTGCGTAACACCCTGAATGGGCTGCTGACTGGCGACGACGGCAGCTTGACTGAAGCAAAAAAGGCGGTCAACGAGCTTTCGGAGGCCCTTTCATCGCAATCCACCAAAGATGCATTTGCGCAGCTCACCAAGTGGGTGTTTGACCTGGCGACTGCTTTGGTTACGGCAACGACGCACTTCATCAATTTCGGGAAGTTTGTCGGTGAAACTTTCGCAAAGGCGCTTCACGGCAGTGCAGATCCGATTGAGCGGCTGGGTGAGAGTATCAAGGACGCGCAGGTAGAGCTGGCAGCCCTGAATAAGGAAATCGAACGGCCAGGGAAGTTTGTTGCAGGTAATGGATACGACTCGCCAGAGGCTTTGAAGCAGCGGCGTGATGCGCTGGACAAACAGATCAAGGCAATGCAAAAGTCCCAGCAGGACTTCATTCGGCTTGCAAACAATCCTCCTCCGATAGCGACGCCCACGGCTCCTGACATGACGCCCCGGACTGTCGGTCCAGTCAATTTGAAGGATGGTGGAAAGAAGTCCTCCACAGGCAAGACCCAGGCCCAGAAGGACCAGGAGGCTGCTGAGAAGTTCCTGCAGACCCTGCGCGATCAAGTTTTCAAGATTGAGCAGAAATCTGCATACGAGCAGCTCTTCTACGACATTCAAAGCAAGGGTGTAAAGCTATCGACGGAGCAGCTTGATTCGGCCATTGGTCTGGCCACGGCCATTGATATGGCAAAGGAAGCTGAGCTTACGCGTGCGGCTGCTGTTGAGCGCAACAACGTTCTTTATGAGCAGCAAAACCGTTTGATCGCCAAAGAGCAGCAGCTGCAGCTGGAGCTTCTGACCTACGGCATGGGCGACAAGTCTGCCGCAGAGCTGCGCGAAAAGATTTCGCTGATGCAGCAGCACCAGGCAGAGCTGAGAAAGCTGCAGCAGGATCAGGCTAGTGCGGTGATTGGTGCGGACACTGAGAAAGAGCGTCAACGTATCCAGGCCGCGTTTGCTGAGCGCATTCGGATCACGCAGACCGCACAGCAGCAGGAGCTGCAGCTGTATGAAGACTTCCTGCAGCAAAAGCGCGAGCGTGAAGGCAATTGGCTGCTCGGTGCTCAGTCGGGCCTGGCGACCTATCTGGAAAACGCCCGCGACATTTACTCGCAGGCGCAGGGCATCGCGTCCAGGGCTTTCACGGGCATGGAGGACATGCTGGTCAACTTCGTCAAGACCGGCAAGATGGATGTGGGGAGCCTGTTTGCTTCAATTGGCGAAGAAGTGCTACGCATGCTGATCCGCATGGGCATCCAGATGGTGGCCAATAAGCTGCTGGGCGATACGTTGCAGGCTGCCGGCGTGGCCACTTCTGTGGCTGCTGGTGCTGCGACTGCTGCAGCATGGGCGCCTGCTGCTGCCATGGCTTCGCTTGCATCGTTTGGTGCGAATGCGGCGCCGGCCAGTGCAGGTATCGCCAGTACGGTGGCTTTGAGCCAAGGTCTGGCAATGATCCCGGGCTTTGATGGGGGTGGCTATACCGGTCCTGGTGCTCGGCTGCAGATCGCGGGCTGGGTGCATGCGGGAGAGGGCGTTCTCAACCAGGACGACATGGCCGCGCTTGGTGGGCCTGCAGCGTTCGAGGCATTCCGACGCAGCCTGCACAGCATGCCAGGCTATGCCAATGGAGGCGTTGTCGGTGCGCCGCGTATTGCAACCCGTGCTGACTACGCAGCTCAGCTCGCCGGCAGCGCACCCATCGTCAACGTCATCGAGGACGCCAGCAAGGCCGGCCAGGTCGAGCAGACGCAAAACGCTGACGGCAGCTACACCACGAACATGTTTGTTCGCAATATCCGCAACGGCGGCGAAGAGGCGCTTGCGCTGGAGACAACTTACGGGCTGGTACGCCGAGGACGATAGATGGCAATCACATCAAACATTGATTGGCCGCAGGGGTTCCCCTGTGTGCTGCGTGAAGGGCACACCACTCGGCACGCCAGCCCGCTGTTGCGCACCAGCATGGCATCGGGCCGGGCGCGACAGCGGCGCAAGTTCACCAGCGTGCCGAGTGTGCACACGTGTGCATGGCTGATGACACAGGCGCAGGCACAGGCCTTTGAGTCATGGTTTGCTGAGACCCTGGTCGATGGTGTGGAGTGGTTCAACATGCCGCTTAGGACGCCCATGGGGTCGGGCAAGCTGCTCATACGCTTCAAGGAAATGTACGAAGGCCCCGACCTGGTGGGGATCGACCGCTGGCAGATCTCCGCTTCGATTGAAGTGTGGGCGCGGCCGCTGCTGCCACCTGGCTGGGGCTTGCTGCCGGAGCTGGTGATCGGCTCCAGCATCATCGACCGGGCCGTCAATCAAGAGTGGCCGGAGGCTTGAGGCAGTATCGCCAAGAGCGCTTCCAATTTCACAGGACCAAACATGACATTCGATACCTTTTTGACGATGGCCTTCACCTCCCTGGTGTCCAGCGGATTAGCTGTGTTTCTGCTGAAAAAATGGGTGGAGCATTCATTCAGCGCGCGGCTCGCAAAACTTGAAACGGAAAACCGCATGCGCGCCCATGAGCATCAGATCCGATTTACGCGCTTTGATGAAAAGTTGGCGCATGCAATTGAGGAAACTTATGAATCTGTGTGTTCCTACACAGAGGCTGTACAAAATTCTGTAAGGGTGATGCATGAGCAAGGTGTCGATGCCGCCAAAGTTTCAATAAAAGACACAGAGGAGCTTGCGTTTGAATTCATGAATGCCATGCGTCGAAATGCGATTTATCTTCCTGAAGGGATCACAAATAAATTGCGCGAGACTCGTAACGCTTTGCGCGATGCATATTCTGCTGAGCTCCTTTATTTTGGTGCAAAGCAAGCGGGCGAGACAAAAGCTTCTTCGTCTGTTCTGGTTGGCGTATATCGAAACGCAGGCTTACGAGAGTCCTGCGACAAACTGATGCTTGAGTTGCAGTGCATGCTGAGAGAGCATCTCAGCCGCTTTGAACGCGTGCATTGAGCATGGCAACCAGCACAGCTTTGAAGCTGCTCTATGCAGGCGATGATGTGACGACTGTGCGCATCTGCACGCTCGACATCGAGCTGCCGGGTGGCGAGCACATACGCCTTGCCCACAGCTATGAAGACCTCATGCTGGGGGTAGACGGTGTGCCGCAACTCTTCGAGGCCTGCGGCCTGGAGATCTCCCTGCCGGAGCGCAGCACCGTCGGAAACCAGTCCCTGCGCTTTGGTCTGGGGGTGGTCGATGGTCGGGCGCATCGCCTGATCAGTGACGCGCTCGACTCTGGCCTGCCTTCGTATGTGGTCTACCGCGAGTATGTGTCGACTGACGCATCGGCGCCGGCGGCCGCACCCAAGCGGATGCTGATCCAGGGTGGCGATCTGAATAGCAATGCTCTGCAGATTGAGGCCAGTTACTTCGACCTGCTCAATCTGGCCTGGCCGCGTGATCGCTACACGGCGGACAAGGCGCCTGGCGTCAAGTACCAATGAGGCAGTTCCTGCGGACGCGCTATGTGCGCGGCGGGCGCGGCCCCGTGGACTACGACTGCTGGGGCCTGGTGCGCGATGCGCGATCGGCACTGTTCGGTGGGGCCTTGCTGCCAACCCTGCAGGAAGCCCGGCCGGGTGAGCTGCGCGGTATCACGCGCGCGGTCGATCAGGTCATAGCCCTGCATGGCTTCGCGCCATGTGCCCCTCGGGCTGCTGCGGTTGCCACGGCCTGGAGGGCGAGCCTGTGCGTGCATGTGGGGTTGGTGGTCGAGGTGGATGGCCAGCTGCGAATACTAGAAACCGATGAGCCCGGTGGGCCTTGTCTGACTGCTCTCAACCGATTTCAGGCCCGCTACACGCGGGTTTTGTTTTATGACGATCAAGATTTACCCCGGACAGATGCCGAGCCAGCCTGTGGAGTCGCACCCATGGGCGGGCACGATTGCGGGCTGGTTTGAGGCGGTGGGCATTGACTATGCGGCCCGCGAGATCCAGCCCATCACGCTGCACCTGAATGGCGTGCTGCTGCCGGTGGAAGCCTGGGTCGAGACGGTGATCAGCAACGAAGACCAGGTGGATATCCGCCCCATCCCCCACGGCGGCGTCTTCAAGCTGGTGGGCAGCATCTTTAACTTCTTCTTCGGCTGGCTGCTCCCGTCCACCAGCAACCAGCGCTACGACACGCCGCAGGGCAAGCAGCTGAGTTCGGCCGAGGGCAAGGCGAATACGGCGAAGCTCAACGGCGTGGTGCCTGAGCTGATGGGCCAGTTCATCCGCTACCCCGACTATCTGACCCCGCCGCGCCGCTACTTCAGCACTCCGCGTGAGCAATGGCTGGAGATGCTGCTCTGTGTCGGCCCCGGCCAGTACCAGATCGACCCGGCCACGGTCAAGATCGGCAATACGCCGCTGAGCACTTTGGAGGGTGCTGAGTTCACGGTGCACGGTCCTGGCGCCGATATCGGCGGCATCACCCAGCATGAAAACTGGTACAGCTGCCCTGAGGTGGGTGGCACCAGCGCCGGCACGGCGGGGCTTGAGCTGAGCGCCATTGACTCGGGCAACGTCAATCCCACGGGCAGCAGCTATGCGCTCAACGGCGCGCAGATCACTGCCGATGTGGATTGGCCCAATGCCTGGGGCTCTGGCACGGCCATGTCGCTGATGTTTGAGCAGGACGTGACGGTCGCCACGGTGCTGCTGACGGGCGAGGAGGGCGGCTCCTACAACACCTTCACTACGGACTGGCGCGAGATTGCGCCATCGCTGTGGATGGTGCTCACGGCTTCGGGGGCGCTGACTGGCTCGCTGCGGGTGGAATCCGTGGCCGGCAACATGATCACCCTGGCTGAGCCTGTCAGCGACGGTGAGGGGGGCTTCACCTATAGGCTGATAAGTGGCTTGCCCGATGGAGTGATATCGCTGGCCGTGTGCCGTGCCGGACTTACTTACACGGCGACGGCAGTGGCCGGCCAGGTGCTGACGGTGGCGCCAAACGAGGGCGGCAGCTGGGCGGGCTTTGCGCCGCGCACGGTGCCGGCGGCAAAGGCCATCTTTACGGTGCAGGCAGATACCGTCTACGGCGAGCAGGCCGGCCCCTTTGTAAGCTGCCCGGCTGCCGAGGTCTCCAGCACGCTGGAGGTGGATATCTTCTTTAGCCAAGGCCTTTGCTATGTCTCCGACAAGGGGGAGGTACAGGGCAGATCCGTAGGGGTGGAGATCCAGTACCGTGACTACGCCGCCGGCGGTGCCTGGCAGAGCGTGGTCAAGTGGTACACCGATGCCACCATGGACCAGATCGGCTACACCGAGCGCATCGCCTTGCCCTATGCCATGCGGCCGCAGGTGCGGGTGCGGCGCCGGGGTGCCAAGAGCACCAGCACGCAGGTGCACGATGAGGTGCAGTGGTATGCGATGCGTACCAGGCTGCCCACGCGTACCAGCTACCCGGACTGGACTACGCTGAGCGTGCGTGTGCGGGGCCTGGGCCAGATCGCAGCCAGGTCGGAGAACCAGGTCAACCTGGTGGCCACGCGCATGCTGCCAGTGCTGCAGGGCGATGGCACCTGGAGTGCGCCGCAGCCTACGCGGGATATCTCGGCGGCTCTGCGGCACATCTGCAGCACGGTGGGCTATGGGCTGGACAGCATCGACATGGCCGAGCTGCAGCGCCTGCATGGTATCTGGACGGCTCGTGGTGAAACGGCAGACCATGTGTTTGATGAAACCACGGTGCTCGCCGCCCTGCAGGCGGTGCTGGCCGCCGGCATGGCTGAGCTGACGATTGATGACGGTCTGCTGCGCCCTGTGCGCGCTGGCGTGCGCACGGTCGAGGACGGCCATGCCTACAGCGCGCAGAACACCACGGAGGGAATTGCGAGGTCATTCAGCGGCATTCGTCCCGACGACAACGATGGCGTGGAGGTGGAGTTCAGCGATGCCGGCGACAACTGGAACACCAAGACGGTGAACTGTGTGCTGCCTGGTTCGCTGGGCATCAAGCTGGAAAAGCTCAAGGTACTGGGGGTGACGGACCGCACGCGCGCCTGGCGCATCGGCATGCGTCGAGCCCGGCAGCTGCGGTATGAGCGCTGGACGTACAGCTTCACCACGGAGCTGGACGCGCTTAACAACAGCTACGGCGACTTTGTCAGCATGGTGGATGACATCCCCGGCTTCGGCCAATCGGCTCTGCTCACCGGCATCAGCAATGCCGGCGGCCAGGCGCGGCTGGAGGTGACAGAACCGCTGCGCTGGGATGGTGCAGATCCGTATGTCGTGGCGTTTCGCAGACCTGACGGCACGCTGGCCGGGCCATGGCCAGCAGCTCAAGGTGCAAGCGCCTATGAGGTGCTAGCCCCGATCCCGGTGGAGGAGCGGCCGCAGATCAAGCTGCCGGAGCCGCCCCATGTGTATTTCGGGCCGGTCACCCGCTGGAGCTTCCCGGCCATCGTCAAGAAGGTCAGCCCCAGCGGCACCGATGGAGCCAGCGTGCAGTGCGTGAACTACGACGCGCGCATCTTTGACGACGACGACAACGTGCCACCGCCACTTTGAGTAGCCGGCCACCTGGCCACAGAGATCTTTATCACTCGCCCGCATGGCTTGCCCTGCGGGCTTTTTGTTTTGTGCGAGGGAACATGACATACGACACTGGCAACCCCTTGGGTAGCGAAGATCCGAAGGACCTTTTTGATAACTCTCAGAATCTGGACCACTACCTCAATGCCGAGGCCCTTGATTGGCAGGATCGCTTCGGCCGGGAGCGAAAGACTTGGGCAGGCGTTGAAGAGCAGGCGCGACTTGACACGGAGGCGGCTGCGACGTCTGCGGCAGCTCTTGCGACAGAGCAGGCCGGCGAGTTCAAGGATGCGGCCGAGGCTGCTCGCGATACGGCAACAGATGCCAGCCAGTCTGCAGCTTCTGCACGGGACGATGCTATTGCCGCAGCTGCTGCAAGCGGTGATGTCGTGTTTGCAAAGGATGTTGCGGACATGCAGAGCAAGCTGCCACTGCCTAAAGACACGGTCATTGAGGTTGCCAAGGATGGCAATCACTCAGATGCGCGTACCCGGTATGTTGTGAAAGCCGGCGTGCCCGAGTTCATGGTTGCTCTGGAAAGCTTCGTCCAGGCCGGGGTAGGCTCCGTGCAGATGTCGCTACAGCAGAAGTCTCGGCAGAGTGTGACCTCTGCTGACAAGGGCGTGACGGGCTCCGGTGCAGATGAAACCAGTGCGCTGGCTGCCACGGTAGAGACGGGCGCGTCAGCCCGCTTTTTGCCGGCGACGGTCAAGGTGACGGGGCCTGTGCGGGCGGGCGGAAAGCGCTTGACGTTTGATCCGGGCTTCCGGGTGTATGCAGACCCAGCCTCCCCAGCTCTTGCGCATGAACAGATCATCCCCAGCGTGATCCTGCCCGATGCGTACACGCCCTATGACTATGCGCGGTTTGGTCGTATGGACCCGGTCATCATGGCTTACGGCGACAGCAACACGGCATGGGTCGACGCAAGTTCGGCCCGTATCGGCGTGGGGCAGGGCTCCTGGCCTGCATTGCTGGATGCTTATCTCTCCAAGCACACCTATTTCGCTGCAGGTCGTGTGCGCGGAGACGGGTCTCCTGGGCAAGAGTCGCAGTACGCCCTGGACAACCTGGATACCTTTCTGGCTACCTACAGCCCGCAGGTCGCCATTCTCGGGTGGGGCACCAATGACATCGCCCATGGCGTTACTCGTGAAAAGTACCTTGCCAACATGGCGTTGCTCATCGAGCGCCTGCACCAGGCTGGTATCTGCGTCATCGTTCTGGGCATCCCGTGGCACACCTCTTATGCCAATGAGGTAAAGGCCTGGAATAGCTCACTGGCGCGTTTGAGTGCGCAGTATGGCGTTGACTTCGTGCCCGTCTACACGGCGTTTGCAAACGCCGTGGGAACCTACTTCGCGGCCGATGGAGTTCACTACACGGTCGTGGCCAATCAGGTCCTGGCGCAAATCCTTGGTGACCTGGTGCTCAAGCGGTACAGCATCCCCAAGAACACCATGGCGGCTTTCTATCCGCGCCCAGGATCGTCGCTCGATCCTACGACCTGGGCCTGTGAGGGAATCCGCAGTTCTGGCGGAAAGAAGCTTCAGATTGTGCAGACCCCGGATGTCTATCTGCGCCGCATCTATCCGTACTCGATCAAGATCGATGCGGGCCAGGAAGTATCGATATCGGGCACGGGGCCATTCTCTGCCATCTTCAATTGGCCGGACAGCAAGGATGCGACCTGGACGCTCAATGGCGGTGCCTATAACCCGATTTCGCGCGGTGGCGTGGTGAAGGTGAACAGCACATCAGCTCGCCTGGATGGTTCGTCCAGTTCATTCCGGGTCGGCTGCTCGGCTGGATCGATCTACTTGGTGGCCACGCACGCAGAGTTCGGCTTTGCGGCACCGATCTATTCGACCACAGAGATCCGCAACGGCGTCTATGTGCCAGGTCGGCGCATCACTGTGGCGGACGCTACTCACCAACTCGACACGGTGATGATCGAAATAGCTGGGACGGTTGATATCGGCTACGCCACAGAGTTGCATCTGCCGAATGTCGGGCCTCTGGCGACCCGGCAGGCAATTACCGGCGCGCCCATCGGGTTCAAGTTTATGCAGTCGGATAACGAAACCTGGTGGCGTTGGGACGGCGCCTGGCAGGCCTATTAAGCAAATAGCAAACCCGCTTCGGCGGGTTTTTTTACGCCCGAGGGAGGGCAACAAATGGCAGAACCAACAACGACAGCGGTAGTGACTGTCGCCGGCGCCGCTGTCTCGACGTCTGCGCTCACGGCATTCGGGATGCCCCTCGGACTGCAGGCGGATCTGCTGCTAGCGGGCTTCTCTGGCGCGCTGGTGGCCATCATCTTGCTCAACACGGTGCCCGGCGGTAGCGACACCTGGCAGGACATGCTGCGGCTGTCTGTACGGCGCCTGGCTGTGGCATGGGCCAGCTCGATCACGGCTGGCTATCTCACGCCGTTGGCCGCGTTGATTTCGGCCGTGCCCCCTGAGCTGTTGCTATCCATGGCGTTCCTGGTCGGTGTCGGTGCACAGCGCGCATTGATTGCGCTCATGGCCAAGTACTGGCCCGAGCACCCGGCAGGAAAGCGCAACCAGGAGGCTGACACATGACACAGACCTCAATCCTGCTCGCCGCTCTGGCGTTCATCGTGCTGGCCGAGGCCATCAACAAGCTGTTTCGCACGCGGCCGTGCCTGCCTGGCATTACGCGCCATGAGCGCTTGCTTGAGTGGCTGAAGGCCTTGGCCTGGGGCCTGCTGGCCGTGGGCGCATTCCTGGCCTGGCTGGACGTTTTCCTTCACCCGACAAACCTCTCTGCACTGCGCGAGCTGTGCACCACTGGCGGGTTTGTCGTTCTCATCATTCGCACCCGTTTTAAGGAGGGTTGATCCATGAAGTTGACAGAACATTTCACCTTGGCCGAGCTGGTGGCCAGCAGCACCGCGCGCAAGCTCGGGGTGGACAACACGCCAACCGCTGATGCACTGCAGCAGCTGCACCGCACCGCCCAGATGCTGGAGCGCGTGCGTAGCTTTCTCGGGGGTAAGGCGGTCATCGTCACCAGTGGCTATCGCAATCGCCAAGTGAATGCCGCAGTGGGTGGCGTCACATCGAGCGACCACGCGCAGGGTATGGCGGCCGATGTGAAGATCCCCACATACGGCACGCCCTATGAGGTGGCCAAGGCTCTGGCACCGCAGATCAGTGCGCTGGGCATTGGGCAGATCATCTATGAAAGCGTGGGCGGCGCTCAGTGGGTGCACCTCTCTACGCGCATCCCGCCGCAGGCGGTCAATCGCGTGATCACGGTGCATGGCAAAACCACCATGGTGGGGATTCAGTCGGTATGACGGCCGCAGCAAAGATTGCTGCAGCGCTTGCCCTGGCGCTGCTGCTGAGCTTGGCGGGCAATGTGGGATTGGCCTGGATGTACGTGGGGCAGCGCGATGCAGCAACCCTGGCCAGATCCGATGCCGATCACGCTGGCGACAAGGAGTCACTGGCGCGCGAGAGTGCAAACGTGTGCACAAAGGCCGTCGATGCGCTGCAACTGGTCGGTCAAGGTCTCAAGCAGGAGCGCGACCAGGCGCGGGCGCAAGCGGCTGCGGTCGCGGCAGGGCATAAGGCCCGCGCGGACAAGATCCTGAGCACGCCGGCCGCTGTGCCAGGCGATGCATGCGCAAGCGCACAGGCCCGAGTGGCTGAGCTGCTGGCGTCCCGGAAGTTTGGAGGAGATCAGTGATGCGCCGTCTACCCCTACTCTCGGCTGCGCTGGCGGCCGCTGTCCTCCTGGCTGGTTGCGGTGCAGCGCCGCCGGCGCGGGTTGAGATTCAGCAGGTCAAGGTCGCCGTGCCTGTGCCCTGCGATGAATCTGAGCCAGAGCGGCCGAGCATGCCGACCGAGCATCTGCCGGCTGTTGCAGACGTGGACATGTACGTCCAAGCTGCCGGCGCCGAGCTTGAGCGGCGCGAGGGCTATGAAGCCGAGTTGCGGGCGGCCCTGGCCAACTGCAAGCGGCCGCTCAAAGCGGCCAATGAAAAATGAAAGCCTCCCCGGTGCTTCGGCATCGGGGAGGCTTTTTTTTGTTTGGAATTACAAGCCTAAAGCAATAAGACTAGCTGCTTGAGTTGGATTGATGGTATTGATGTAGCCCAGTATTCCTAACCGCTCCGGATCTGAAGGATTGTTGCTCAGTCGGAATACAAACTCGGCCATTCTGTCGTTGGTAATTTCGAGATTGCCGGTTTCAATGTTGATGTTGAACGCTGTTATTTTTGAAGAAGGGCCCTGAGTCTTATGCTCGCCAAATTTAAAAAGTGAGCGTGGTGCCAGGTGCTCTAAGTCTTCCTTGGCTTTCTCAAGATCAGCTAGGGTGTTGCCAGATACCTGAATGTCATCCATGTAGACCGAAACTGTTAGCGACTTGGCTAGTGTCAGCAGATGATTTCCAAGAGCACTTTTTGAGAGCGCAAGGGATGCGAGCATGGGAGACTGAACAAACCCATAAGGCAAGATTGTGCGCAGAGGCTCCGAAGGGTGCTTTACTGTACTGTCCTTGGCGATTTCACGTGCAGCGACATACCCAAAGAATGGGACAAGATGGCGCGTTATTCTCGTAAGAGAAATTGATCCGAAGAAATTCTCGATATCAAGGCTGAGAAAATAGTTATTTTTATAATGAGCATGCAATGCGGCTATGTGTCCGCCGCTTTGAAGGTGATAGTAAAAATATGGCGGAGTCCAATGCTTCCTCAAAGCGCGGCATATTAAATGACCACGATTAAGCGTCTCATTTGTGGGAATGAAAACCCACCTATCAGGCTTATGCTCAAACCTGTGGCTCCATCGGACTGGCATATCGAGAGAAATAGTTAGAAGCCATGTTTATGAGCGCCGCTACTAGGCGGAAAAGACCGCCAAAGCAGTAGAGGCACGCATGAACTAGGCGTTTTTTGCGTAGAAATTTCTTCATAGCGCAACCTTTCTCTAGCCCTGGCCCACCTAGCGCTTGCGCGCACGACTATCTACCTAACACATATCGATATTCGTATAGTCGAAGTACCGACAACCTAGTGATCACATAGTGACGGAGAAAGGACTAACAGGTGGCCGTGGGGCCCCTATCGCCAGGGTGAGCAGAATGTAGCAGAACGTATCTATTGCGTCCACCAGCGAGCAGAGCACAGCTTCACGGTTCGTTGTCTTCTGCGATCCACTGCCTCATTTCGAGGTATGGCGAGTAGCTGGCGAAGTCCAAGACTTGAGGGTGTCGTGCCTGCAGGTATTCGTAGAACAGATGCATGGCCGTGCCTGGTCGAGGATAGGCACCTTCCTCGTTGACCAGGTGCGACCAACTGATCCAGTGGCTCAAGATGGACTCTCTTGCATCAGCGCGGCGCATCAGTTCTCTCCCCAGGAACGCATATCCATGCTTGTTTGATGTAGCGCTGCGTATATGTGCGACTGCCATTCAGCCTCATGCTGCCTTTGTCGATGGCTACGAGATTGCAGCAGCTCAGTGGTTCGATGACGTCCTTGATGCCTGCAGGAGCGCCGGGTTCTGAAAGTAGGTACGCTTGATTCTTGGGCATGCCGGTGCTGGGCAGCTTTGAATACATGTACAGCCATCCGTACGCGCCACTCGCCTGCGCGACTTCAGGCGGAAGCCGCTGGCCGTCTTTGTACAGTTGATAGATAGTGCACCACATACTGTTAATTTATACAGTATTTAAAAACCTTTCAGCAACCATGTGCTGCGATGGGTCTGCTAGTGCTGAGCAGCAGCGTAGGTTTGGACGCTGATCTTTGTGCGGGTGTGCGCGGTTGACATGTAACCTATTGATTTTCAAAGTGCATCAAGGATTGCAAATCCGGTTAGACCAGTTCGACTCTGGTTCGCGCCTCCAAACTAGTGGCACAAGCCCTGCAGATGAAAGTCTGCAGGGCTTTTGCTTTGTGCGCTTGGTATTGGCAGGCTGAGGTGCCCATGTGCCGGCGAGTCTTGGAGACCAGGGCCACATCGGCATCACCCTATGCAACTCGGGCTGCTGCAGGCGATGTCCTTTCGCTATGAAAAAGCCCAGGACAAGGCCCAGGACAAGGCCCTGGGCGAGTCGGAGAGGACGGGGGGCGCTTGCGTTCAGACGGGCTCGGCCAGCTTTACGCTCTGACGCAATGTCTTGGCAGCCTCCACCATGTGCTGCAGTGCAGGAATCACTTCAGCCCACTGACGTGTCTTGAGGCCGCAGTCGGGGTTAACCCAAAGGCGTTTGGTGGGAATGCGTTTTGCGGCTTTTTGCATGAGCTCCACGATGTCTGCCTTGGTGGGAATGTTGGGAGAGTGGATGTCATAGACGCCCGGGCCGATCTCATTGGGGTAATCGAAGTGCTCGAAGGCCTCCAGCAACTCCATGTCCGAGCGTGCAGTCTCTATGGTGATCACATCAGCGTCCATGGCTGCAATCGAAGCAATGATGTCGTTGAACTCCGAATAGCACATATGGGTGTGAATCTGGGTTGCATCGGCAACGCCATTGGCACTGATGCGAAACGCTTCCACGGCCCAGTGCAGATATTCCTTCCATTGTGATTGACGCAATGGCAAGCCCTCACGCAATGCTGCCTCGTCGATCTGGATCACGCGCACGCCGGCTCTTTCCAGATCCAGCACTTCTGCGCGAATAGCCAGTGCCAGCTGATAGCAGGATTTGGAGCGTGGCT